GATAGTCTCGCTCCCGCATAACAACTATAAACCGCGCCAACGAGCGCAAGCCTTCCCCCGCAGGCTCAAGGACGGGGGACGTTAGCGCCGTCTGCCGCCCTCAAATACCTGAAACGCCGCCCGTCCTCACTGGATTGGCGGCGTTGTCGTTTCTGGACCACGCTATGCAATCACCCCAAACCGAAGCCCGCATTGCCGCGCTCGAAGAGGCCGTCAAGGACATTCGGGATGCGGTCGTGACCATCGCACGCCTCGAAGAACGCCACGCAGAGACACGCGAGGCAATCAGCCGCTGTTTCGAGTCTGCCGAGAAGAACGCCGAGGCCATCGTCGCAACGAACGCGGCAATCCTGGCGGAGAAAGAGTCGTCCCGCGAGCGTGATACCGCTCTGCGCACGGAGTACGAATCCATGCGGCTGCAGATGGAGCGCATCGAGGGCCGAATGAGGCCGCTGGAAGAGTTGCGCGGGCTTGTTGTCAAGGCCGTGGTGGCGGGGGCTGGTGTGATTGGCCTGGCGCTGCTTGGGCTTGTGGTTAAGGCTGGCTGATCGTGGCTAGGTCTGTCGATTGGGATGCGATTGAGCCGCAGTGGCGGGCGGGCATCAAGACCAAGCTGCAGATGTCGGAAGAGTTCGGTGTGTCGCGCGCTGCGATGGACAAGCATTTCGCGAAGCTGGGAATCGACCGCGACCTGACAGAGAAGATCCGGGCGAAAGCGGAAGCTCTGGTTACACAGGCCCAGGTTACACGGGAAGTTACAGCGGAGAGCGTTGCAACCGAGCGCGACATCGTTGATGCCAATGCGACGATGCAGGCTGATGCAGTTCTTGGTCAGCGCAAGGACATTTCCCGCTCCCGTGGCGTTGTGAAGAAGCTGTTCGCCGAGCTTGAGGCTCAACTGGATTGCGCCGAGGACTTTGCCAAGCTTGGGGATCTGATGGCTTCGCCCGACGACAACGGCACGGACAAGCTAAATGAGCTGTACCGCAAGGTGATGAGCCTGCCGAGCCGTGTTGATAGCGCGAAGAAGCTGGCTGACGCTCTGCGGGTGCTGATCGAGCTGGAACGAAAGGTTCTGCGCATCAAGGACGACACCGGACTGGAAGACGCGGCCAAGAAGTTTGGCGACGGCGTAGCGATGAGCGCGATGGAAGCCTATTCGCGCATGTGCAATGACCCGTCTGCCTGAAATTGACTGGAAGAAGCCGGACTATGAGCCCATCGTTCAGGAGCGCATCCGCCGGCTGAAGCAGATCCGAAGCACATCGGGAATGGCTGCGGGACTCAAGGAGTTCTACAAGACGAATCCAGTCCAGTTCATCACAGACTGGGGCGTGACGGTCGATCCTCGTAACGCTGACGTGGGCCTGCCGGTGCAAGTGCCGTTCATCCTGTTCCCGAAACAGGCGGAGTTCATAGACTGGGCCGTTGATCGTTGGCGCGGCCGGGAAGACGGACTGGTCGAGAAGTCGCGGGACATGGGTCTTTCCTGGCTGACCGTGGCCGTGTCTGTGTGGATGTGGCTGTTCCATCCGCAAGTGATTGTCGGGTTTGGCTCCCGGAAAGAAGAGTACGTAGATCGGATCGGCGACCCCAAGAGCTTGTTCTGGAAGATCCGGGCATTCATCAACGGCCTGCCGACTGAGTTCCGCCCTGACGGGTGGGATGACACAAAGCACGCGCCGTTCATGCGCATCCTGAACCCTGAAAACGGCGCTGCCATCGTTGGCGAGGCTGGCGACAACATCGGGCGAGGAAACCGGACTGCGGTCTATTGGAAGGACGAATCGGCTTTCTACGAACGGCCGGATGCCATTGACGCGGCGCTGTCGCAAACATCCAACTGCAAGATTGATGTATCGACCCCGAACGGATCGGGCAACCCTTTCTACCGGAAACGCCACGGCGGCAAGCTGAAGGTGTTCGTGTTCGATTGGCGCGACGATCCGCGCAAGGACGAGGCTTGGTATCAGCGTCAGTGCGAAACGCTTGAACCGCACGTTGTGGCGCAGGAGATCGACCGGAACTACGAAGCCTCCGTCGTCAATGCGTTTATCCCCGGCCATTCGGTCAAGGATGCCGCGATGCGAGGGCCTTCGACCGTCGAGGCAATGGGCCGTCTTCGCGTAGGTGTCGATCCGGCCCGATTCGGAAACGACAAGTTTGCCGTGTCGATCCGCAGGGGCCGTGTGCTCCTGAAGATTGAGGAAACCCAGCACCTGGATTCGATTCAGGGCGCCGCGTGGGTGAAGTCCCTGATTGATCCATACGGAGAGCGGCCCGAGCAGATAGCCGTCGATGAGATTGGCGTGGGTGCCGGCGTCGTCGATCAGCTCAAGGGCATGTACGGTGCAATCGTAGTGGGGATCAACTCTTCGCTTCGCATGGATGGCGAATACGGCGAAGAGAGAATGAAGGTCACGGGCAGCAAGACCATCTACTACAACCTGCGCGCCTTCATGTGGGGCGAGATGCGGGAGTGGATGAAGTCAGCCTCTCTGATAAACGACCACGATCTGCGGTCGGAACTCACGGCCCCGCGCTATTACTACCGCGGTGGATCAACGTTGCTTGAGTCCAAGGACGACATGCGAGCGCGTGGCGTCAAGTCTCCGAACAAAGCCGACTCGCTGGCGCTGACCTTTGCTGACCCAAGGGCGCCGGAAGAGATCATGAACCACAAGATATTCAGCGACCCTCGATTCCAAGTGGGCCGCGCTCCGGCCTCTCGAGTCGGCTACTGACGTAAAAATGCCCCGGCGGTGCTGCAAACACCCCGAGGCGCGGTTAATCCTCTCTGACAGGACCAACATGACCGAGTATAGCAAATCGCCCGATGCTGGCGAGAATGAAGCGCGCTTCCTTGTCGATAGCGAGACAGGCGAAGTGTTCCAAGTGGTAGAGATAAACCACAAAGGACAGGCCGCCGAAACCCTTACGGTTGCAAGCCTCGCATTGATAGAAACGTCAATGGCGCTGACGCCGGCATCAACGCGCAGGCGGGCGACCAAACCAAAGTACGTGAGGGCTCAACCGGCCATGTTTGCCATGATGATCGAAAACCCCATGACGCCGAACGAACAAAAGGTTCTGGGGTTCCTCCTGAAGAACATGGGCTACACCAATCAGGTGCAGGTTGCGCTTGGAGTGGTTGCCGAGGGCGCAGGCATTGCCAAAGAGACTGCGTGCCGCGCCCTGAAGTCGTTGCGAGATCGTGGCGTGCTGGTCGAGCGCACCAACAAGATGATTCCCGGCATCCCAATCTATGCGGTCGATCCGGCCCTGTTCTTCTGCGGATCTGACGAGGCAAGAGAGGTCGCCATCGGCAAGTTCCACCGTGACCTCATCAAAGCGTCCGACGCCAAGAGGCCGAAGCTCTCTGTTGTGAAGTAACCGACACCACCGAATACCACAAGCCGCTTTCTGCGGCTTTTTTTACGCCTGTCGCCTATGAGCACTTACGCATCCGATTACTCGGAGGTTGCCACTCGCGTTTTCAACGACGAGCAAGCCTCTAACCCGCTCGATCCTATCGGGCAGGATCTGCTTGCCGAGTTCAATCGCGCCCAGACGTTGCGGCTCGACTTGGAGAATCGTTGGCTGACGGACCTGCGCCAGTACAAGGGCCAGTACGAGCCGGAGGAACTGGCGGGGATGGTTGGCCGCTCGCAGGCGTTCATGCGCAAGACTCGTGTCAAAGTTGAGTCCGTCGATGCCCGGATGATGGACCTTCTGTTCCCCGCGAACCGCGAGCGAAACTACGACGTAGAGGCCACGCCCGAACCGTCCATCCCCGCACCGCTGCAGAAGAAGATCAAGGATCTGCTGACCCAGCAGAACCAGGGCAAGGCTCCCGACAAGGACACGCTGAAAGCTGCATACAAGGCCGCTGCTGACGCTGCCGCCGCGAAGATGGCGACGCGCATCGACGATCAGCTATCCGAGTGCAAGTACCGCGACGTTGCCCGGCAGGTTCTCCACTCCGGCAACCTCTACGGCACGGGCATCCTCAAGGGGCCGCTGGTTGAGCGCCGGGAGCGCATCTGTTACGCGTGGGACGAGGCCGAGAACAAGTTCAAGCAGACCAAACAGAGCTTCGCCACGCCGTTTCTGTCCTACGTGCCGATCTGGAATTTCTACCCGGACATGGCTGTGACGCGCTTGGAGGATGCGCGGTTCGTTTGGGAGCACCACAGGCTGACGCGGAACGATCTGGCCGAGCTGGCCGTCCGTCCGACGTTCAACGGCGCCGCGATCAGGGCCGCGATTGCGACCAACCCGCACGGATCGATCAAGCTCATGGTGTATGAGCAGCTTTTACGCTCCATGGGCGAGCAGTGGCGCATGCACGGCGACACGAAGACGGGCCAGTACGACGTGTATGAGCGGTGGGGCTGGCTCAACGCCGAGCAGCTTTCGGGCTGCGGCGTGGATATCCCCGAAGAGTCGATGCACGAATCGTATTTCGCGAACGTGTGGATGCTGCCGGACGGGACGGTAATCAAGGCGGTAATCGAGCCCATTGAGGGCATCCGCTTCCCGTACCACCTGTACTACCTCGACCACGACGAAACGAGCATCTTCGGCGACGGCCTCGCGTCGATCATGCGCGACGATCAAAAGATGCTCAACGCCGCGGCCCGGATGATCCTCGATAACGGGTCCATCACTGCCGGCGATCAATACGAGGTCTATGTCCCGGCATTCCCGCCTAACGCCAACTTGACGGACATCTACCCGAACAAGGTCTGGCCGCGGACTGGCGGTGACATGCAGTTCCCGGCCGTCCGTGCGATCAGCGCCAACTCGCACATGCCCGAGCTGGTGCAGATCCTGCAGCTTTTCGACACCAACGCGGACGAAGTGACGGCGATCCCCAAATTCACCTATGGCGACAACCCAAGAAGCGGCGCTGCGGGGACGATGGGTGGGCTGTCGATGCTGCTGGCGCAAGCCAACATCGCACTGAAAGACTTCGTGGTGAGCTGGGACGAGGGCGTGACCAAGCCGTTCGTCAGCGCGCTCTATCACTGGAACATGCGGTTCAGCTCTGACGACACGATCAAGGGCGACTACGACGTGGTGGCCAAGGGTGCATCAAGCCTCGTCGCCAAAGAAGTGCGGGGCCAGGCTCTGAGCCAGTTCGCCGCCACGCTCCAGCCTGAGCAGCGCGCGTTCATCAAGTGGGCGGACCTGACCGAGCAGCAGGCTTCCGTGCAAGACCTGGCCGGCGTCGTGATGACCAAGGAAGAGGCCCTCCAGCAGCAGCAGTCGCCCGAGTTCCAGCAGCAGCAGAAGATGCAGGAGATGCAGCTTCAGCTACAGATTGCCCTTGCCCAAGCGCAGGTCGCCAAGGCCCAAGCCGAAACCGAACGCCTCAAGGCTGTCGCCATGTCCGAGAAGGTC